AAACACCACTATCGCTACTATGTGGTAACGATGCGCAGCAACGGTTTTAAAGACCGAAGCGAGCGCGTGAGCGCGATGATGTATCGGTAGAGAGTGGCGCCACATGCCGTGAAATAATGCCGAAAAAACGGGCTTTAGCATGAGGAAGCGCTATACGAAATATTGCACAACCCAATACTCACAGGCCGCATGAAAATACGGCCTGTGACTTTGGTTTAATTGTCTGGCATCGCAGTGCCGTTTATTTTCACTGCGGACGAAATTCCAATACGCTGCTTTTGACCGCTTCGTAAACCGCGGCCGTTGGCGGTTTAGGCATACGTGCATTGACGATTGCCTTTATCGCGGCCTGGCAAAGTTCCGGATCCCCTTGAACAGCCCGAATGCTGATCAGCAGGCCATCCGGCGCCAGCTTGATGCTTAATGTACAACTTCTGCCTGAGTAGGTTTCGGCGTCTTTAAAATGGCGTTGGATCTCCGCTTGCACCTGAGACAGGTAATGTAATTCCTCTTTTCCCGGCGCCTTTGGGTTGCCAAGGTTGGCGAAAAGATCGTCAACCTCTTTATTCACCGGATCGGTTTGGCTGGGGGCGGTGCTCTTGGCACACCCCGTTAATGCCAGCGCGAGCATCGCCGCCAATAATGTGGCGGCACCGGTTTTAAAACCTGAATGCGTGATTTTCATATCCCTGTCCTTATGGATGACTATCAGCCGAAATCAACGTGGTATTCGACAAGATCCCCGGCGCATACTTATACAGAATTCACGCCAAACCGCCAGAGACATTGCGAGTATCAAGCATCGGCATGCGGAGAATCGTGGGCCGATGATGACATGAAGCCATAGCGCCTCAGGCGGGGCGTACACCTGAACACCCTGACCTATCGATAACCTTGTTATCCGAACGAGCAATCACTCCATCAATAAATTAAGTTATTCTTAATTTTTTATCCCATTAGAAGCACTTTCAACCCTGGCAATCTGGAAAATCTGCCTATACTTACTTTCCTGATATTAAATTTGTTTAAGTAACCAGGATGGTAGGTATGAAAAGCAAACGCCCCTTTGCCGCGCTGCTGGCGGCAACAGCATTGATGTCCTTGGTGGGCTGCGCTTCCAATCAGGCGATCAAAACGACGGACGGCAAAACCATTGTTACCGACGGCAAGCCCCAGATCGATAAAGATACCGGATTGGTCTCCTATCGAAATGCTGAAACGGGCAAAACGGAACAGATCAATCGAGACCAGATTGCAAACATGAGTGAGTTGGATAACTAAAAGGAGCTACAAATGAAAAAAGCGCTTGTTCTTCCCGCGATCGCCCTGGTTGCCATCGCCGCACTGTCAGGCTGCACACGCACCAGCTACGCTATTCATACCCACGATGGCCGAACGATCATCAGTGACGGCAAACCGAAAGAGACTTCTGCCGGGTTGATCGGGTATACCGACGCCAATGGCGTCAAACAGCAAATCAACAAGACGGAAGTCAAAGAGGTGTCGGAAATCCCTCATTAAGGTTCCGATAATCTGAGCCTGCTAAAACAAAGGGAGCCGATGGCTCCCTTTCTATTCAAACAGTAAGCGCGCCCATTGGCGTTTAACGATAACGTCGATAAACGCCTGACATTTCAGCAGACAACGTTGCCAGGTTTGCCATACGGATCTCCCCTTTCCCAGCGTCGAACGGCTATAATCCGATAAGTGGAGTTTTTTAAAACGATAAGGAGGGAGTATGTACAAAACTATTTTGGTTCCCGTGGATATTACCGAGCCGGAATTAACACAGCAGGTCATCCCGCATGTCAACGCGCTCGCCAGGCTCGAAGACTCCCACGTCCATTTCCTGGCGGTGATCCCGTCGCGCGCCACCTACGCGGCCTTCGGCTTTGCCGCCACGGCGGCGGTGGAAACCAAAGATGAAACCATTGCGATAGCGACCGAGGGGCTGGCGAAAGCGGCAAAACAATTCAGCGTTCCCGAGGATCGAGTGACCACGCATGTCGCCGTCGGCGATCCCAAAGATCAGATCCTGGAACTCGCTGATGCGCTTAACGCGGAGATTATTGTGATGGGTTCCAACCGCCCTTCTGCAATGACTTACCTTCTCGGCTCGAATGCCACCGCGGTGGTGCGCCACGCCAATTGCCCGGTGCTGGTCGTGCGTGAATCGGCTAACGCTTAAAATCGCTTGCTCATTTGAACAATAAAAAAACGGGAGCCCTAAGGCTCCCGCTCTCATTCAAGCGCTGAACACACTTACATGTGTTTAACGATAGCATCGCCAAACTCTGAACATTTCAGCAGTTTAGCGCCTTCCATCAGGCGTTCGAAGTCATAGGTCACGGTCTTGGCCGCGATGGCGCCTTCCATGCCTTTAACAATCAGGTCAGCTGCTTCGAACCAGCCCATGTGGCGCAGCAGTATATTGCTGACAGCAGATCAACAAATTGATTTTTAATACAAAAAACTGATTTCAGCGTGATAACTTACGTCATTTGACGCAATTTGTAAGCCATTGATTGAATGAAATGTTTGCTGGGTTTTGATAATTCATTTTTTGAAATTTCCATGTCTTCCTGTCTGTGGTCGATAACCCTGATAACTCCAAAAACTTGACAACTCAAACGAGGTGGTTATAATAACCCCATTAAAACAACACAGAGAGCCGGAGGATGGATAGCAGGAATGCAATAGCAATGATTGAAGCCGATGGGTGGTATCTGGTGAGAGTGAAAGGCAGTCATCATCAGTTCAAGCACCCAACGAAGAAAGGGCTGGTAACGGTAAAACATCCACAAAAAGACATACCGCTGCCAACACTGAAAAGTATCAAGAAACAGGCGGGGCTCTAAGCCCCGCCTCTTGGAGGTTTACATGTTGTATCCAGTTGCTATTGATAAAGGCGATTCATCCTTCGGCGTTCGCGTACCTGATATTCCTGGCTGCTTCTCCGGGGGCGACAACTATCAGGATGCGATCGAGAGTGCGCGTGAAGCCATCGAGGCGCATATCGAATTATTGGTTGAAGATGGCGAAGCCGTGCCGGAAGGAACCAACGTTGAAAACTGGTTATCTGATCCAGATTACGCTGGCGTCGTCTGGGCGCTCGTCGATGTGGATATCACGCGGCTTATGGGCAAGGCGGAGAAAATTAACGTGACACTCCCCTCATTGCTGATCCGCCGTATCGATCAGTTTGTCGCCGCGCATCCTGAGTACGGAAGCCGTTCTGGCTTCCTCTCACGGGTTGCAGCTGATAGGGTGATAAGCAGAGAAGATCGTTAAGCCTCGAAAGAGGCTTTTACTGTAGAAATATTCGAAGTTATATATGAAAAACAGAATCATTTTATTTTTTTTGCTTCATAATTAATAAAGGAATGGGCGTCATGAAAGAAAGGTTTATTTACCTTGACATAGCTAGAGTGCTCTCAATTTTCACCGTTTACTTTGCCCACGTCTTTGCAGATCAACTTCCTGACTCATCCTTTTCAAGGATCCTTTTCATTATCTCACCATCAGTACCAATGGCTTTGCTGGCAATAATAAGTGCCATTCTTATCACACCATCTGTGTTAAAAAATAGTGGTGATTATCTAAGTAGGCGATTTGCAAGAATATACATACCTTTACTTTTTTGTTTGGCTATCAGCTTTGTGATAAGTCGAATAAATAACCCATGGGGTTTTGATTTAACTCATATTTTATTGCATTCATTAGGATTGAGTCTTTTTTTTGAGTTTTTTAACGTGCAAAATAATGCTGGGGTTGGTTATGGATTGTGGTTTATCACCGCCATACTGATAATGTACGTAACAATTCCCATGCAAGTCACTTTATTTAAAAAGAATAATTCACAATATTACTTGTTGTTGCTGGTTTTGCTATCAACATTACTCGGTGTATGTTTTAACACCCTTGCTGACTTTTCCTCTGTATTTTCCGGTTTTTTCATCGGTGTATTTCTAACAGTAAGCAACACTTATAAAAGCGTATTAAACATAAAAACCACATACGTGGTTCTATTATTGACCATTGGATTGATAATTAACTACTCCCCTATTAATATTTACGGAAAATGGATCAAAGATCTGACATCAGGATTAATTGCAATAATGGTGCTAGTTTGCCTTTATAAAATTCAGGGTTTTATTCCATCTTTTTTATCCAAAGCGATAACATTTTTTAGTTTAATAAGTTATGAGTTTTACATGCTACATTTTTCTTTCATTAACGAACCATTGAGAAGAGTACTTGGAATCTCTGGAATAGCAAACCAAATATTAATATCACTCGCGATTCTAATTCCTCTATCATTCATTACTCACAAAGTAGGAGTGATGCTAATTAATACATTAAGCGTGAAAATTAGCAAGCAAAAAAAAAGTTAAGCCATTAACTTTTAGCCCGGAACTTCCGGGCTTTTGCTTTAAACTGGTAACTCTGGCCATATAATACCAGGTTCATCATTGGGGTTAATACGGTTCAAAAGTACGCTATAACGCAACCACACTTCAAGTTGTTTTTTTTCAGTATCTGTCGCCATATTTAGCTTTACAGCTCTCTCTAAAAGAGAAATTATCTGTTCAGCATTTTCCATTAGCTCCTGTTTTTTCATGGTTGCAATCTGGATTAATACTGTTTTATCAAGTGGGCTTTTCTTTACCCAGACTGGAAAACCATTTTCCGAACCAAGCATTTTCCCCTCGGGTGGGGTTGAAATGTACTGTTCATAGTCAGAGTGTGTTACCTCTACTGCATCTTCAGGCCAACTATTATTTTCTTCATACCATTCCTTTGATACGATGCCAGTTGGATAAAACCCTCTTGTTTTTGCACTGAAATATATCATTGTTATGCTCCTACAGCCATCCAATAGCATTGTGTTTCGCTTGAACGCATCACTATATCGAAACTTGTTTTAGTGACATTCTGAACGATGATGTTTTGAGATGAAACTCCCATCTGTGCTGTTTGAGTCACCATGACAGAAACACATCCCAGTGGAAACGTTATGGGAAATGTCACAGTTATAATATCTGCCGTTCTTGATACCGAGCCACCTTGTATTATCCTATTTGTGCGATTATTAACATCAGCCCAATACCATGACGCCATCGTGAAGCTTGATTGCGCTGGAGGTTGATTAAATTGATTATAGCAGTTGTCATTCGCCCATTTTTTTGCGTTATTTTCTGCCTTATCAGCTTTCTGCTGCGCGATACTCGCGGCTTGAGATTGAGTCTCTCCTTTACTGAAGACATCAAGATTAAATCGTGAGTCAGCCTTATTTGGTAAATCACCCAAACTATTGGATTTGGCTAAATATTTACTATCTGTCTCATTTTTATCATATGCTCCAACATCAGCAGCCGTTGGCTTGTAAGCGGTGGTATATACACGACTCCACTTAATTCCATTGGCAGGGGTATTGGAATACCCCGACCACATCGCCCCCGCATTACTAACAGCAGCATACGCCGTTGAAGGTCCTCCATCACAAGGTAAGCTAATTATGCCCGCCACACCCGTTGTAGGAGAGTTTGCAGATGTGTTATTAACGCGGTAAATTTCCCCTTGATTGCAGTAGGCATCATTACGATGCCTAGAGCCGGAGCCTAGGCCGAACGCGCCAACTGCCATCACATTGCCGCCCTCAGTGCCAACGTTTTTAGTTGCTGCTGTGCCAAGGCCAAGATTTCCGCGCGCCTCCGCTTTGTCGGCAACATCAGAAAGGTTATTCGCTTTTTTCAAAAAACCCGGATCGGTGATCGCTTTCTGTATTGCTAGATACAGCTGGTTATGTTTCGATTTGTCCAGCGCGATGCCGTTACCCTCGATGGCGTTGGCAACCTCTTCCTGCACTGCGTCCCACATATCGCTGTTCAAATCTGTCGCGCGGCGCCCGGTAGCCGGATCGCCATTGGTAAAACCGTTCTTCCCCGGCCCAAATTTATCAATTTGCGCCGTAGGTGTATCAATTCGATGCATCGTTTTCTCCTTCAGGATAGGCAAAGACCACCACGGTGTGGGATGGGGACAATTTGTCGATAACGCATTCCACCACCGTATCGCCCCAGGTACGAATGGCGCTATTGCACGCGCTGGTGCAGGTTTGCCAGGCTACGGTGGCATCAGAGGGAATATTCACGCGCCAGTAATAGCGCCACTTATCGCCCCACTCCGGATCCGGGGTGGAGTCCAGATTCTGAAATTGTTCAATGGTCGCCGTGTGATAACCCAGCGCATCCAGCTGTTGGCGGTAAAACCGTTCGTTAATCCCGCCCGGTATATTAATTTTTGCGTCAAGCCGCTGCTGGCGTTGACGCAGTGTTTGCACGCCGGCCGGCGCGCAGGAATCGGGCAGCCCACAGAGCATTTCGTAACGGCCGATCAGCTCAACCGTCTGCGCCGGGTCAATCTCACGCATCAGGTCATCACCACGCTGGTGAACGGCGGCCAAAGAAGGCGCCAGACCGTTCAGCAGCGGGTTATCTCCTTCCCAGGCCGGCCCCGGCGGCAGCAGATGATAAAGCAGCCGGGTGTAATCATCTTCAAGTGACATGCGTTACCCCGCGCTGTAGTTTGACCAGGTGACCGTTCCCAAAACGGGTAGCTCCACGTTACCCAGTTTGATATTGGCGGTCGGCGCATCCAGCCGGTGAGCATATTCGCCGGTGGCGATGCTGATGGCTTCGCTGATGCGCGACAGGTGTATCGTTCCCGAAGGAATGCCGTCACGCAAAAACAGCGAATTAAGCTCGGCAATGACGGCCGCCCGGATCTCCGGCGTGTCTTTTGCCAAGGCAATCGTCATGGGGATCACCTTCTCGGTGGCAGGGAACACAAACAATCCTCCGCCCGCAACCGGTGCCAGCGGTAAGATGTGATCCCGTACGGCGGTCACCGTTTCAGCCGGCGGCGCGGGATGGGTGGCATCGCCACTGGCGACCATCACCCCCACCGTGCCGATCCCCTTGTAATGACGGAACGTCCAGGCGCGGGTAATGCCGGCCACCTCTTTCGCCCAGATCACATAATCATGATCAGCGCCACCCTGTGGGGTGTAGAACCACCGCTCCATGATGCGGCCACGCCAGGTTTCAAGCGGCTCGATATCTTCCCCGCCCGCCAAATCATCGGCATAGCCCGCGGAAGATAGCCCCCCGACAGGCGTCACCAGGCGCAAGGCAATGCCATCATCAGTGTTACCCTCTCGCCCGGCGACATCAGCCAGTATCGGGGCACGCAATACACCGCCAACCGCCTTGGCGGCTTCGGTGGTGGTGTACGTCTGCTGATCATCGCGCTGCAATACCGTGCCAGCGGGCAATTCAGGTGTGCCGCTAACATCCTGCCAGCGGACAAAGCCGGCCGCCGCCGTTGGCGGTTTCCGGGGGCAACGCTTCATCACGCCATGCCGCACCAACCAATCAGGATCCGCCTGGTCCGGTAACATGTTGCGCGCAAGATAGTCGATGTAGCCATACAGCGTATGAACGGCCGCTGCTTGCACGCGCGCATACACCTCTGCATCCAGACGACGCAGCACCACATCTTCATTGAACCGCGTGAGCAAGTCGCTTCTGATCGTCGCGATAAGTTGCGGCAGGGGCGGCCTGCTGAAACCACTGTCAGCCATTGAGTTCACTCCATAAATCGTCAAATGTAATCGTGTGGCGGGTGCCGTCTCGCTGCCACAGTGTGATCGCTGCTGCCAGCATATCGATGCCGGTACGCTCCACTCGCGTATCAATCCGCGCGGCAACGCCATCGTCAATCATCCAGGCCAGCGCCTGGTTGATATACGTTCTCGCCAGAGGTGGCGTCTGATTGGTCAGGGTCGTGCGGCGGAGCAGGTAGAGCCGGGAGCCTATGCGATCATTTTGTACCGTTGGCCAGGTATCACCCCACCAGCCCATAGGCTGCTGCGCGTTATCGTCCGGCTCGGCCCGGCGCCAGGAAAAGAGCGATATCACAACCGATCGCGTCAGCCGATCGAGCGGCGCGTTTCCGGGGTAACGCACGCCATTGACGGTCAGGATCATCATTTCATCTCCTGGTTCGGTTTGCCGGTCTGGCCACCGTGAGTATCGTCGTGGTCATGCCCGTTGTACTGCTCACGCATTTTGCTCAGCGTGCTGGTTTTATCGGCAATCTCACCATTAGGCACTTCAAGCAGCGGCGTGTTAAAGGTGGCTTTCTCCACGGCATTGACAACATAGTGTTTGGTGTTCACCTCTACCCGATTGCCCCGGCGCAGAACAATGCTGTCGCCTTCATCGGAGTACAACGCCACCTCACCACTCTGCAGGCCGCTCAGTCGGTACCGCCGATCGGCCACGGTGATCACCACACCGTGCGAACGGTCTCCCGACAAAAACAACGCCACCGCTTCTGCCCCGGGATGTGCCGCGGCCGTAAAGCCGTAGGGTTCCAGATGCTCAACGCTGGATTTTGGGTCACCGGCCACCAGCGCGACATCCACCGTCTGGCATTTGGCTGCACTGTTCAGCCCTCGCACCACCGCGCGGGCAAGCAGGTTTGACAAGCCTCGCTGTATGGCCTCCATCGGATTACGCATCAGAAATCATCCTCTTGTTTGGCCTTTTTCCGCTTCCCGGGTTTCTGTGGCTCTGGCAGGTACGCATCCTCCGGCCCCACGCGTAATTCGGTCACCATGCCCCCCTCATCCTGGGAATACGTCACCTCGGCGATCACCATTTCCCGGTTGTTAAAGTCCAGCAGCGGATCGAACACAATCACACGCTGGTTGGGTTGCCATAGCTGCCCGTCTCCCTGGCGCCAGCCCTGCACCGTATAGGTGGTTTCATCCGTGCGCGCCGCGCGCTGCCGTGCCTCAAACTCACATCGCGCCTGACAGGTGGTGCCGGTCGCATTGCCCGTCTGCTGGATGTAATGCGGGCGATAGCGTTTGACGCCGCTATCCTTCGCGGTCGAACGAATGGCAGAGATCGTCGCCTCGCCAAAATCATCGTCACCGCCGGCGCGCTGGCCAGAAACCTGATAATCAGAAAAGCGATCGCGAATGCTCTGTTCGGTATCGCAACTCAGCACGTTCTCGCCGAAGACCAGCGCGGTCGTGGCGTGCGCACTGCCAATGGCACCCACCACCAACCGCCCTTGCGGATCGTCATAGGCCAGTGCCTGCTGCTGGCCCAGCAATTTGTTCAACACCTCATGGACCGTTTCACCGTGATCCGCCTGGACTCCCTGCAGTGAACCCGCCGGGGCGCCGGCATCAACAACGCTAAGGTTGAACGGCTTGGCAAGCTGCGTGGCAATCTGCGCCAATGTCCGGCCGGCAAATTGTGTGGGCGCCGCGGTGCAGTCAATCAGATCCGCCGTTTTACTCCGGCCGGTGATCCCAAAGGTAATGCCCCGGGCGTCGTAACGTATCGGCGTGGCCTCTACCCAGCCGGTGATCACCAGGTCATCACCGATCGAGACTTCGACGGCATCCCCCTTCTTTACCCGCGGGGCGAGCGGGACACTGCCCGACTCCCCCGGCCATTGGCGGGTTATCTGCACGTTAAAATCCCTGGCCAGACGCTCAATGCCGGCCGCGATCTTGACGGTAGTCCAGCCGCCCCACTCGCGGCCGTTCACTCTCAGCGTGACGGTATTATTCATCGAACGGGGACCCTCAATGGCTGAACGGGAATAAAGCCGGGATGCTTCACGGCATTACGCCCCGTAATGTCGGTCTCGCGGGCGGCGTTGTCATACCAGGTGGCGGCGAGCACCAGCGCCGGCAACACGTCTGGTGGGGTACGGGTCACCGTTTTTTCCACCTGCGCCAGGCGTGTAGAAATATCCCGGTTGGTATCCGTGCGAACCCGGTTAAGGGAAAGGAAAAGGCCATCATCGGCCGTGCGCTGCAGCTCGGTATCAATGACATGATTAAGCCCGGCGCGCACGGCGATCAAATCGTCCCAGGTTACGGGCGCCGGCACAGGATTACCCATGCCGGCATCATTGAGCGCCGGATGTGACACAACGGGCGTTGCGCTCTCAGGTGATCGCTGGTTGACTGGCGTTTTGGGCTGAGGAAGCAGCGTCACCGTATAGGCGGCTTCGCTGATGGCCGTGGTGCGAATGGCTTCGGCAACGTAGTTCTGCTGCGTCTTCACAACCTGGGTTGTCGTACTGTCAGTATTCCATACCCCCCGCGGCGCCAAATCATGCCCCAGCGTCACACCGGAAAGCGTGTCGATCAGCGTCACCAGATCCGATGCATCACCGGTGAGGCGATTGCCGGCGCGCCACATTTTTTGCAGGGCATTGACAAAGTTCATGCCAGAAGACGGCGGCATCAGCAGCACCGACAGATCCCCCTGCAGTAAACGCGCCGCCGCGGCAATCCCCTCATCCACCATGGTGAACGCATCCGCCACGGTATTTATCATCGCGGTGGCCTGGTCGAGCACATCACTTTGAATAAAATCCGACAGGCCCCCCAGGCCAAAACTGGAGAAGGCGTCGCCAATACTGTCGTCAAGGGCCGAGCAGGACGAGACCAGCACTTGCCCTGTCGCCACGCCCGAAGTCGGAAACGACAATTCCCCCGCTTCAACGAAACTGAAGCTGATCCGGCACATGCGCCCTTCGTTGTTGCTGTGACTGACGCGCACTTCACCATCAACGCAGATGGCCATTTCACCGTAGTTGGGGTGTACCAGCGTTCCCGGCCCCGGGGTATCTACAGCCGCAATGAGCCGATCGCGCTGGTCAATATAATCATCCCCGATCAGGTAGGCGCTGATCGTGAATCGCCGCGTTGCCCGCCCGAGATCTTCGGTATAAGGCTTATCCCGATTGGGATATTCATGCGTCTGCACCCGGCGGCCGAATGTACCTTCGTCACTTTCAACACTGAAAGGCACACCACGGAACGACGCGGGTTGCAGCCTGCTTTTCCATCCAGCCATAATGACTCCAGGCGTAAAAAAACCCGCGATGCGGGTCAGGGTTTGGCAAATCGGTTATAGCCGACATCGTAGGAAATACCGGGAGGCAGCTTGCTGTCCGTCTGCACCTTCATACCTGCCGGCATATTCTCAAACTTGAACGTAAATTCACCGCCCGGTGGCTGTTGCGGCGAGGGATTGACCGGCCTGAGCAGGGAAACCGAGGGTTGATACTGACGCCCCTGGTTTTCCTCTCTGCGCCAGGGCAGCAGCTTTTTCCCTAATGCATCAACGCTATCGAGACCAGGTAGATCATTGAGCGTGCGTGTCACCACGTTGTCTTTCAACCAGGTAAACCGCTCCTCCAGCGGATCGGCTACGTACTCTTTGGCGGTGAGCGCGGCGCCAATCGTCCCAAGACGGCCAAGAGCCATAGCACCCCCGCCGAATAAGCCGGTACCCTTTGTTACCTTCCCAAGTTTCCCCATCTCTTTCGTCACGCTGCCGATGGAGCTGACCATGTCAACGGACCACTTGATCACCATGAAGGCCAAGATGCCTTTAAGCACGGTCTCCCACCCACCGATGGCATCAACCACCTTGTTGATCTCGGCCAGGGCAGATTGTATGGTCGGGCCCACGGTATCCCAGTTCTCGACGATCAGCCCGCCGGCCAATACCAGCAACGTCACCAACTTGCCCAACGGCGACATATTCATCACGGTATTGAGCAAGCCAAATGCCTTTTTCACCGCACCCACCGCACTGGCAGTCCCCAGCAAATATGCCCCAAACTTGGCAACAGACTTGAGCAACTCAGGATTTGCCTTCACCCAATCACGCAGTTTTTCGATAAATGGCATCAGCTTGCCGATACCCTTGTTCAGCGCCGGCAGGAACATATCACCGATCGTCACACTGACCGCACTCATCTGGTTTTTGAACAGCTGGATGGCATTCGCTGTCGTGGCGGCGCGCGCGGCGTACTCCTTCTCCATTGAGCCGCCGTAGGCCTGCTGGTCAGCGACTTTAGCAAAGTTGTTCCGTAACAGATCAAGGTTGGTCAGCAAGGGCGCGATCGCACCCAGAGACTCCTTGCCGAACAGCGCTGTCATGACAGCGGCCTGTTTTGCTTTGGGAACCTTCGCCAGCGAGTCCAGCACTTTCAGCATGGCGCCCTTGGCATCTTTCTGCATGTCGGCAGCCAGAGTTTTCGGGTTGATCTTTAACGCTCTGAGCGCCCGTTTCTGTGAAGCTGTAGCAGCGCCACCCGCGGTCAATGACAGCATGAAGTTCTTGATGCCCGTCGAGGCGATCTCGGACTCCACTCCCATGCCGGCAATGGTAGCGCCCATTGCCGCAATCTCGCCCGACGCCACGCCGGCCACTTCCCCCAATGGGCCGATCCGAGTAACAACCTCAGAAATCTTGGCCGCACTGGCGGGGCCGGTGTTCCCCAGGTAGTTGATCTTATCCGCCAACCCGACTACGTCTGTCTGGGTCATTTTGAAGGCCGTACGCCACTGCGCCATCATCTGGCCGGACTCTTCCGCGGTCTGGTCGAATGCCACGCCCATTTTTACGGCAGACTCGGCAAAGGAAAGCAGCTCTTCTTTGGCGATGCCCGCCTGGCCGCCGGCCGCAACAATCTGCCCAATCCCCTCGGCGGCCATCGGCAACCGTGTAGACAGGTTCAGCACATCGTCGCTCATCTGCTTGAACTGTGCCGGGGTATCAAAATCCACGACCTTGCGCACATCAGCCATCACCGACTCAAACTCAATGGCCTGATTTATCGGCAATGTCAGCGCCCCAACGATACCGGCACCCACCGCCGCAGCACCGGTCATAATGGAGGAAAACTCTTTACCGAACCCCTTGACGTTGCGCTGCATCTTCTTCATGGGTTCGGACAGCTGATCAACCGCCGTAATGATCGCCTTTAACTGAAAGCTGTCAGCCACGGTTCATCTCCTCATTGATGCGGATGGCCTCAGCCTCCAGCTCAAAAAACCGGCTCAGAGCGAGCCGGCGCAGATCAAGCGGGTTCAATCGCCAGAAATAGGCAGTGTTGTAGAGCCGCTTTCGGAGTTCTCCGGGGTTTTCGACGCCGTAAAAAAACCGAGAATAGACATTGAGATAGCAAAAACATCAAACAGCGCCAGCTGCCTGGCGGAGGAAAGCGGAATGCTGGCAAGCTCCGGGATATAGGCCAACGCCGCGGCGGAATCCAGCTTGACACCGCCGGACTCCGTCAACGAGAACGGCATACCAAATTTCGCCACCTGGTCATACGTGGGCTCCTGCAGCTCAATGACATGCAGCGTCTCGCCGTGCGCCGTGATCGGCTTACTCAGAGTGATTTCTTTCATTGATAGAATCCTTCTTCACCGTGGAATTCCAGGTCGGCGGTGCCTTCCTCGGGGTTATGATTGGCCTCGCCGTGCAACCAGGCGCTGCCCAGCACATACACCATCCCATTTGCCAGCTCGGCGGTGATGGTCATGGCCGTAGACGACACCAGCTTGTTGATGGGAAACGCCTTCGGCACCTTGAAGGTGCCTTTCACATAAGGGGCGCGGTGGGTCTCTTTGTGATCCACGTCCCCCGCCAGGCCAATTACATCATCGCGCACCACGGTGTTCATCGGCACTTCAATGCCACCGGTGAGCGACAGTTGCTGGCCGTCAATTTTTAGGTAACAGGTACCGGCGATCTTAGCCATCAGGCGGCCTCCTCGTTGTACTGCAGACGGAATTGGTTGAGCAGAGCAAAGACACGCAGCTGATTGACATAATCCGGTGGGAACAGGACATCCAGGCGGCTCGGGTCATTGGCGTTACGCTCAACAATCAGGTATTTCTGGAACAGCTCGAAGTTTTCAACAATGCCCTCGCGCTCAAGCTGGCGATAGGTCGCGCAAAGCTCACCGCGGATCACCGCCGGCGTCACGATGGCCTGACCCGGGCCAAAGCGTGTGCCATCATTGGCCAGCTTGTGGCGCCCATACTTCGAGGTGATCACCGACTTGAGACGACGCAGAACATAAGCGCTGGTATGCAGCGTTTCGCTGTCCAGATAGCTGTTATCCGCCACGCCGTAGGCATTTTTCTTGTACGTGGTGATATCACGCTGGATCCGCAGGCTGCCGCCTTCCGCATACGCGGTCGCGATACCATGGGTCAGCAAGGACTGCTGCTCCGTCATAATGAAGCGCTTACCCACCGGGGCCGGCATTGCGCCCGTCAACTCTCCTGTCTGCGTCGGCCGGGCGGGATCAATACGCAGGAATACCGCCGCGCGCGCAAGGCGGCCGGCGACCAGCTCATCCAGCGGTGTCTGGCAATCCGGCTCATAGCCGGCAACGGTAATATGCTGGTTATTGAGTCCGTCACCGAAAGCCACCAGCTCGGATAAATCGCCCACCTTAGCGGTATACACATGGCCATACAGCTGCCGCATATAGCTCCAGCGGCCGCTGCTGTCGTTCATTTCCATCGCCATCAGCTGCAGGGACGGCATATCGCTGAAGGGGAGTCCGATGTAATCAAACGGCGCATCGCCCATGGCTGCCACCGCCGGCGCCATATCAGGGGAACCCGCCCCGCCCTTCATGACGCCAATCTGAGCAGTCAGCCCGGCCGGCACCTCTTCACCACCCACGCTGCCGTAATAGTTCACCGCCAGCGGAATATCGTTACCCGACACCCCTTTGTTGACCGCCGTCAGCGTCACTACCCCCTGCACATCGCCGCCAGACGTTGCCAGTACTTCTGCCTTTACGGGCAGATCCGGACGCGCATTGATAGCAGCGGCCAGTGTTGTGGCAACAGCCTTGGCCTTATCTTCATTCGCCACCACTGCCTGCACCCGGTTGGTACCGATATACAGGCTGATGCTGCCGGCGGCCGTCGCCGTGCCGGAAAGGGTCACTGTGCCCTTGGCGGCGGTTCCCGAACCATCAGGCAACGCAATCACCCACAGTTCACCAAAGGGGTCAACCTTACGGTAAGCCGCAACCATTCGCGCCAGTTGACTGCCACGGCCGGCCAATTTCCCCGCCAGATCCGCGGAAGGCATGATAACCAGTTCGTTTGCCGCTATCTCCGAATCAGGCAGCGCCATGCCAAACAGCAGCGACGGGGCGTTATCCTGCGCCGTATTTGCGGCGCTGTTGTCCATTTCCGCATAAAACAGCGGAACCCGAACATCCGCCGGGATGTTATTAAAGCTCACGGTCATTGTGTGTTACCTCTCGGTTTGGCCGGTGAATTGTCTTGTTGTCGAACATCGCCGGCCGCCAGCCGACGCATCCAATACGTGCTGGGTTCAACATTCCTTCCGCCTGGTGGCAAAACATCGCCACGCGCCGGGTCGGGAACGGTTCGCCCTTTGTTGGGGATCAGATACATGGGTTACTCGCTGAAATGTATTTCGGTGTGGTGCTCGATTTTCCCATCGGGGCCGGCGCCTGGGTCGATGTAATCCACATCAATCGACAGGGTTTTGAACTCGTCCAACGCGTCCAAATCGTCCTGTTGGCGGGTGTCTTCCTCGGTTATCTCCCGGTCTACCGTAAAATCGAACTGGTAATAGAGTTCGGCGCGGTTCAAATCGAGCACCGTGCCACCGGCATAGCAAATGGGGCCGGCATCCGGATCCGGCTCCCAGCCCAGCAAGGCTTTCCAAACCTCGGCCCGCACATCGTGCACCGCATCGTAAGACGCCCACTGCCCACGCTCATCGCGCCCGTTGCTCAGCACCACAATGACCGAAAACCCTTCGGTCAAATCCTGCCAATAGTCCGTCTGGCTCTTCTGCTCGCTGGGTGTATCATCGGCCGGCACAACATACGCCGCCGGGAGCAGCAGTTTCCCGACATCAGGGATAGCCTTGAACTGCGCCGCGCCTCCGACCCGGTTTTCAAACCGCGGGCAGCGGGCACGCAGTGCAGCAATAATGTGGGTTAATTTCACGCTGTTTTCCTTTTGCGGCGCTGTGGCCGCAGCGATTTACGCAACTCACGAGAAAGGGTGTATCGGGTCCAACTGCGCCGGCGCTCCAATACTTCCACCATGAAGTTATTACGCGGAGCAATCCGCCACTCGGTGCCCCCCGAGGCGCCACGATGATGTTTTTTCTGACGCTTCGCCCCACGGCGAACCCCGTAGAACAGAAACGCAGGGTAAAATGCGCCGTTGATGTGGCGGTTTCCCTCGCCGTTCTTCTGGTTGGGAGAGATCTTCACCATCAAGCCCGGGCGCCGCTTTGAGGCCCGCGGGACGTAGTAACCGATAGAGCGCGCAAGGCGGCCGGTTCGGAAGGCCGGGTTATCTCCCGGTGCCGAGCGGCCACGATGCATCACCAACCGCCGCGCATCGCGCATGTGGATCTGACCGATGCGCACAAAAGCACGCCGAAGGCGGGCACGGTTGAAAACCAACTCTGTCGGCTGCTGGAAATCAACGTGTAAAGACGCTTTCGCCGCCATACCGTTCACTCCTTCGGGTTTCGCTGCCCAGCTCTTCGCATTCCAGCAACAGGAAGCGCCCTTTACTGTTCAGATCGCGTACTCGCCGCACCCGGTAAACCTGGCCGGACAATACGACCTCGTGATCGGCGGTAATGCCAGAGCGGTAACGCAAGGTGAAGTAATGGGTGACGGTCGTCTCCGTCTGGACCGACGCCTGATAAGTGGCCGCCCCCACCTGCGCCATCTTGGCCCAGGCACGGAACGACTCGGGAAAAGTCGGCGCCAAACCGAAACTGTCTGTCGGCTCGTCTACACGCCGCCGGATAACGATCCGTTTATCCAGCTCGCCCGGGTCGGGCAGCAAATAGCTGGCACTGGTCTGCGCCTGACGGATTTTCATAGCGGGATATACCTGTAGGGTTGCACGTTCCACAGAAAGCCCATCGGCAGGCTGGCCTTTTCAAAGTCCGACACCGCCGAGCGGTTCTCATAGTAGTGAGTCGCCAGCAGCAGCATGCCAATCTTGATATCGTCGGGAAGGTGCAGACCATCCGGATCGGACTCGGGGATCTCGCTGTCGGGTGCATAGAGTTTTCGATTAAGAAACGTCTCGGTACGCGTCTGAACCGCCCGGCCAATCAGTTCTAGCAATGCATCTTCCTCAGTAAAATCAGGCTCCAACTTGCATTGCGCCTTGATTTCTTCGAGTTTCAGCAACATAGCTTTCTCCGGTGCCCGCCAAACGGCGGGCACAAAAAAACCGCTTTACGCGGCATGTTGAACTTCGGTTGGCGTCGCTATCAGCTGCTGGCCGATCCTTTACCCACCAGCGCCTTGATGGCAGAGGTATCTTCCAGGATGCAATCGAAGCGATGGAAAGCGACGAAGCCGGTCTGATCGAACTCGGCATAACGCTCAACCAGACGCTTGAGGATCATGTAATTGACGCGGCGGATGATGAAGCGATTGAAATCGCCGCAGAACATGAACTTCTTGCCGGCACCAATATCATCGATCTCCTGATCAATCACGTACGGCACGTTCAGCACCGACGCCGGCGCCACGCCGACAATATCCGGCAGCCACAGTGGGCGTCCCTGGCCGTCTTCCATTTCACTGATCAGTTTCAGCGTATTATCGTTAAAGGCCAGGCGGAAACGGTCGCCGCGACGGTATGCCGGGTCGATGGAGTGTTTCAGCGCCAGGATCTCTTTCCAGTTTACCGCTGTTGCCGACGCGGTCGCGGTAGTTTTATCCACGGAAGCCGCCAGACCTTTCGGCTGTTTCGGTGTACCGGTGCCGGTACCACGGATCAGGTAACGCGCCTCACCGCGGCCGATACGCTCGGCGATCCGGCGGGCAAGGTAGGCTTCCATATCAATCGCGCTATCCTGCAGCAGCTCGTTGGACACGCGAATGATTTTGGATGTCAACTTCAACGCGCCCAGGCTGTCCATGCCGAATTCGGTATCTTCTTCGCCGGCTTCTTCGTTTTCGCCCAGCAGCACACCCACCTCATCCGTGCCGTCAGCCGTCGCCCACTCCATGGTTCGGCCGTCAGAGGTGGTCAGGATCTGCGCCACACCGGCGATGCCGCCATAGGCTTTCATCTGCTCAACCACTTTCGCCAGGAAGGTTTTTGGTACGGTATATCCCCCCTTCTCATCCGGCGCAATGCCCTGCGCGCGCAGCTCACGCAATGCCTGGCGCTCTTCGGCGGTCAGCTCGGCCGCGCCGTGACGCATCCATTTATCAAACACGGCAACGCGCTGCTCAGGATCTTCACCTTTCGGGTCTTTATTCTGCTTTTGGCGTTGCTCCTCTTCCTGCTGCTCGATAAACGACTGATCCAGCGAGCGCAAGGACTCTTCCCGTTCGATTTTCTCATCGATGGCCTGCAGCTCGCCCTGAGCCTTCTTCCACTCGGTGCGCTGCTCATCGGTCCAGGCGTTGTCACCAATTTTGTCATGCAAGGCGCGCATGTCGGTGGCGATGGTGTTTCGTTTTTGCTTCAGTTCATGCAATTTGGACGCAGACATAGTTTTTCCTTACACATTAAGTAAAGTCAGGAGGCGCTCACGCGCCATTCGTTGGTTTACGGCATTGGTGATCGCGCCACTTTCGCGCGCCTCCTGCCAGGCTTTCAAAGAACGGACGGCTGAATCAGCCGCCTGATAGGCCGGATACGTCACCGGGCTGACGTCATACAGCCGGGAGAACTTGTGGATTTCGCGAATAACCACGCCTTCCTCATCCTCGTACCAGCGATCGCCGTCGCGGGCGACGCGGAACGCAAAGGACGACTGGTTAATGTCGCCACGTTGCATCGGCGCCAGCACCAGATCGCGGATGGTCTGGGTATCCGGCGCCTCAATGTCATACTGCAGACCACGCTCATCTACGGAAACCTTGAGCGTTCCCGAGGTACTCCGGCCCAGAATGAAGTTGGGATCGTGGTTAAACAGCCCGCGCACATCATCATTCAGTACATCATCGAAGGCGCCTGGCTTGATTATCTCGCGAAAGCCCCACAGCGGTTCAGAACGGATATTGAACACCGAGCCGTAACCGATAATCCGCGTCGGCTGGTCTTCCTGCTGCTGCGCGCGCACTTCACCGCTGTAACAGCGCGTTTCTCTGTCACTCATCGGCGTCTTCCTCTTTGGTTTTGTCGTCGATTACGTTTTTGGTTGGATTGGCCGCATTCACGCTGACCAGCATTTCATCCAGCCCGTCTACCGGGTTCATATCCTCGAAGGCGCGGGCCTCGTTGCGGCTCATCCAGCCGTCAATGATGGCGTAGTGGTAGAACTGGGCGCGCTCTTTCGGCGTACCGCGCATCAGCCCTGCCAGGTTAAAGCGGACGTAATACCCCGCCGCCCGCTCTGCCCGGGTGAACAACCGGCGGTTAAGCTCCTGTTCCCAGTTGGCTACCCAGGGCATGATGGTATAGCGGACAAACTGAATGGCCTGCTCGGTGATATTGCTGAAGGTGGCTTTTTCCAGATCGTTGATCATGTGCGCCGGCACATTGAATATGCCGGCAATCATCGAACGGTTCAGCTTCATCATGTCGATGATCTGGGCGTCTACCGGGGACACTGACAGCGCCCTGTAATCAAGTTCTGCGGGTAACAGCAGGGTTTTATTCTCCTGGCCACGCAGCGCCAGCGATGCCTTTTGCCAGACTTTCTTCAACCGCTCCCAGCCCTTGTCCTGGATCTCCCCCTTCACGGACACAATGCCCGCCGGCCGCGCATTCCCACTGAAAAAGGAACTGGTGTATTTCTGTCCGCTCATGCCCATGCCGATCGTCTCGGCGTGCTGCATGATGGGGCTGAGGCCCATTTTCTGGTTATTACCCAGCGCACGGATGTGGATCATGTCGTCAGGGCTGATGGCGAAGCTGCCAAGCTCGTTATAGACGCCATAGGTATAGCGGCCGCCGGTATTCAGCAGCGTGGTTTCCCACGGCATACACGCTTCAAGCCCGCTGACCTCGCCGCGGCGCGTCCGGTGCACCCGGGTAAACCCGTTACCCCAGCCGAGAATGTGCCGCTGCTTCAGCTCACGCCATTTATAGCTGGTCTGCCAGTCGTTGGGCTCGTCATGCACCAGATAAAAAACCGGGTGATCGCGCGCCACATTCACGCCTTTTTCCGTTTTGCGCATCACATGCAGCGGCATCTGGGCCACGTTGGACGCCAGCACGTAAATGCACGAATAAACCGCGGCCAGCTTCATCGATGTTTCCGGGCTGACGTACACGTCCGCCTGGAGCAAACCGTCCATTTCCGCCATTTCGGCGGTGACCGGATTGGCCGGATTTTCCAGCGGCTCACTGCGAAATAGCGCATCAAGTAACACGTTTCCCCCTCCTGGCCGCGATCAGCGCGAATGCCAGCAAACCGCCGCCGGCGCTCTGAAGCGCAATGGCGGTGCCAAACTGCAGGTAGATGCCCGCCACCAGCAGACCGAAACCGGCCAGACCGATAGCATCGATAATCAATGTTTTCATAGATATAAGAGGTCTTCGTCTGGATCGATATTGGAAAGAAAATCGCCCGGCTCATTCAGCATGGCGCGACCGATGGCCATAATCAGCGTGACAGCGCCGTCAATCTTGTTCTCGGCCTGCTCCTTGATTGGCCGAACCACATCATCGTTCCCCGGCAAATACTTGCCGATCACGTTGCTGAGACACCAGACCATGATGGGGTTGCCGTCGTGGTGGAACCGGCCAGACTCGATAGCGGCCTCCAGTTCTTTCATCGGGTCGGACATGTTGGTGTAATTCTGGATGATCGTAATGGGCGACATGTTTTCATCGGCCAGCTCGTGCGATATGCCGGTGGCACCGAAGGGGTCAATAGGCGATTCCTCTACCGGGTTAAGCCGGTTGGCTGCCCGGGCCTCTTCCATGATGTAGCGATAATCGATCTCCGCGCCATCCGTAACTGTCAGCAATCCCATTTCCACCCATTTTTGGAAGCGCTCCGCCGTACGCCGATCCTCGCTGCGTTCAACGCTGTAGACCGTGTCATACGGCACCCAGAACCGCGGCGCGATGCTGTAATAATGGCGCTTGCCGTCAATGTCCCGCGTAAACAACCGCCCCATGCTGTTCATGTCCAGCTTGCGCGCCAGGTCAAACGCCAGAATGCAGGGCTGCCCTTCAAACTGCTCGAGCGTCAGCGTGGTATCTTCACAGCGCTTCAGACTCACCAGGTTATAGAAGGCATCCCGCGCCGCGACCCAGATATTGAGGTGTTTGGTCTTGAATGTACCGGCATGGCGGGCGTTGTTGATCGCCCGCTGCTGCTGGCTGAGCAGAAAGTCTTTGTAAACCGAGACGCCCATATTGGGGTTGGCCTTGACCAACGCCTCCGGTTTTGTCCAGTCGTCGCCTTCGTCGATGGTATAGATGATGCCGAACAGCTCATCGTTCGGCACGGTGCCGCTCAGCATCTCCACCACTTCACGGCGCTTGTCGTAGCACGGCCCCTCGATGTTGTAGCCGGCCGTGGTGATCGCCCACATCAGCGGTTGCCGGCGGGCGCCCATGCCGGTCAACATGGTGGTATAGAGCGCATCAGTTTGATGTTCATGGTATTCATCCACCACCGCCAGGCTGGGCGATGAACCGTCGCCCGGGTTGCCGATCAGAGGTTCAAAGCGGGCGCCGTCCTCCGGGCGGTTGAGGTTGGACGCATTGACCTCAATACCGAAAGCCTCCATCAGCATCGGCGTACGCTTGCACATCAGCCGGGCCGGGCGAAACACTTCCCAGGCCTGCTTTTCGGTGGTCGCACCGGAATACACCTCGGCACCGAACTCACCGTCGCAGGTAAACCCGTAGAGCGCCACGCCGGCCGAGATGGCCGATTTGCCGTTCTTGCGGGGGATCTCGGTGTAGACCTCGCGAAAGCGCCGTAGCTTGGTGCCTTTGTGCACCCAGCCAAAGACGGCACAGACGATAAACAGCTGCCACGGCTCCAGGGTGATCGGCATCCGTTTGTATGCCCATTCGCCCTTGGTGTGCGGTAATAGCTGGATGAATCGCGCGGCCTGCTCTGCAAGGTCCCTGTCAAAGCGGTAGCGAAACTTTCGCCCCTTTTCTTCGGCCAGATCATCAAGATGCCGCTGGCAGCTGCTTACCACATACTGGCAGGCCACTATCTTGCCGCGCACCACATCACGCGCATACTGATTGGCAGCATTCACGTTGGGGTAAGATTTTCTCTTCATGATGTGATCAACTTAATGAATGGATTATCCGTTTTTTTCTGGCCGGCGAGTCCTATCAGCCGCTGGCGGCTTCCCGGATCGAGCCCCAGCATGGCGCCGGTGCTGCTCATCTCCGTTTCCTGTTCTTTTTTCGCCGTCAATTGAGGGTTCTTTATCGGGCCGCCGGTGGCACCGGTCACCACGTTGCCCTGCTTGGCGATGTTCTTGACTGCCCGGCGCCAAAACTCGTACGCCACGCACCACCGCTCCAGCACCGCCAGATCCGTGATGCACAGAATGCCCTGACCGCAAAGCTCTTTGGTGGTCATTTGCCACATTACCGTTGCCAGGTGGAGCCCCTCTTCTTCAAACCATGTCGGCGGCTCCGCGCCCTTTATCGGGGTGAATACCGGCTCGTCCTTATTCAGGGCTCGTTTACCGGGGTTGCCGGCCAATTCCTTGCGGGCGGTCGGCTTTGGGCGCCGCCCGGATCGGCCTGCCGTTCCGGCCATATGCGCTCCAGATTAAATTTCATTTTTCGCGGGTGTAAAAACATGACGGGGCGGGCAGTACGGAAGAGGCAAAGCCGTAGAGATTTTCCCTCCCCCTACCGGCCTGAGCGCCGCTCTCTCGCGGTCTTCGCCCTATGACAGGGGGTGCATAGGCTTTGCAAGTTGGCCTCGCCATCGTCTCCACCGTGCGCGAGAGGCACGATGTGGTCAACACAATCGGCCTCGGTTATCGCACCCCGGCGCAGACACTCCTGACACAACCCCTTATCCCGCTTGAGGATCCTCGGCTTAATCACATCCCAACGGCTGCCGTAACCGCGCTGATGCCGACTCTGGCCAGGCTTATAATTGCGCCACCCTTCACCTCGATGTTCACTACAGAATCCGCTGGGATCAGTCGTTGTATTGCGGCAGCCGCGTTTACGACAGGCTTTAGGCGTGCGGGGCGGCATGGCCCGGGACCTTGTTGGTCTGAACAGACAATTCTTTTTGCGCCGTGTCTGTATGCGGCAACGGATGCCGCGTAACCGAGATCGGCGGATACTCTGCCAGTCGGGCCCAGTGGTTATACTCCAGCGCCTGGCTGTGAATGGCGTCGTAAAGGCGGCGAGTCTCAACAGCCAAAGATGCAGCACGTTCAACGATTGAGTCCTGCATCACCAGATGGGTGCCCATAAAGCAAACGCCACCAAGATCAATGACCGCCATCTGACGGTCTGACAGTTCCTGAATCAACCGCTCAATGTTTCTTTTCGCCACAACGCAACGGCCAATGGCATCGTAATTCAGCACTTTCATACTGCAGTCCTCTTGAAGGCATAAGACCCTATGCCAACGCGGCCCAGGTCTGATTCAATCGTATTACTCTCAACACAGGTAAAGCCTTGCTCAGCAAACCAGCGCAGCAACCCATCATGCGTGAAATACCAAATGTGCTCATTCGGCCGATAGTGATGTGAAGCCATAATGGCATCGCCGCCGGCGAAGATGGGGATCGACACAAACACCCACTGTTTAGCCTTTGCTACCGCCAGTTCGGGCTTGTCGATATGCTCCAGGCTGTCCCAGAACGTCAACGCCGGAAACGCGTCAGCCATATACAGATCTGCCCAGCGCCCGCGCAGCTTTAACCATTGAACGCCAACCGGATTGACGTCATACCCCCATGTCTGAGGGCGCGCCTCCACAAACTGCCCGGCACCGATCCCCACATCGAGCACCATTCCATCTCCGTGATGGCGCTCCACCAACGCAACGCGCGATTTCGTCAGCGCGTGCCCCATCGGGGTATCAGCCATCAGCTGGTATTTGTGAAAATAGCTGTCGTCATACGGCCGTTGGTTCACAGGGACGGGATAACGACCAATGCCCAGCGCCGGGACGAAGACCAACCCAGACTCAAGTTGTTGAGAGAACGATTTCATTGAGCCAGTCCTTAAATTGTTGGCCAAAGCCGGTAATGTGTTTGGAGCACGCATGGTCCATCTGGCCACACATGCAGTAATTATCAGGCTGCGCCCAACCTACGCGGGAAAGGTCCATCTCCGGATCGGTAACAATATGTGGCGCGTTATGCCCGCCACAGCCACCCTGGATAATGAAAACCGGTGTTTTGTAGCAGATGGCGGCAGGAAGCGCCCAACCCACACCAGACACCACCACGGCAGCATGCTCAACCAACGCCAGTATCTGGGTTACAGACAACTCACCGGCGTGCAGCTGTAGATCGGCCGCCGGCGCATCGCCCACAAGCCACTCTTCGCCCTCTTCCAGATCTGCCAAGCTGACCACATAAAAATGCTTTTTCAGCAGCGCTGCCGCCTCGTTGATGTATTTGGGGTCAGGGTTACGTGCAGGATTGGCCCACTCGCGCCGAACCGTGGCCGGACGAATAACCGCAATGGGTTTATCACTGATCACCGGCGACGGCCCATAGGAAGGCAAATCAAATTGGGATGCCACCTTGCAGAATTGCAGGGTCATGGCATCGATAATGGATCCTCGCGCCAGATCGTCCGCCCCATAGAACACCGTGAAAACTTCGGCTTTCGTCGGTTCAGGCACATACCTCAACCAGGTACGATCTTCGTTTTTCCGCTGGGTGCGCAGCAACGTGTTGGACTTGACGAATTTCACATCAAGATCCGCATACAACTCCGGCCAGGGGGTGCGAATGTAAGCCCCGGGGAATTGCCGAACAAATGCCCGCTGGTAGATGCTGTCGCCCAGGCCATACATCCCACGGATGTAGATGTTTCGCTTTATCGACATGAAAACCTTTAAATAGAAGAGAGCGCAGCCTCAAGAGACTGTCTCTGGAAACATCGCAAGCGAGTACGCCGCGAACAGTTAACGATCTCGACACCTGCCGCCCAATCACGTAATTGGCGAAACTCATCATGCCAACGGGCTACACTCATGGCGTCAGGATTGGCGAGGCCAGCGTGAGGCCCATGCCAGTGAGCACCGTCGCGAATTGAACAGTCATATCCCACCAGCAACACCCGCCGGGCACCGCGATAGATGGCAAGCTCAATAGCACGTTGGCCAGAATTAAAACTGCCTGGCAACTGGCTATCAAACTGCGCCAAATTGAACCGGTCAGCGGTGAACGGGTCGCTGCACCAACGATCGGCACCACACGTTATCTCTGCGTGATATAACTCCCACCAGCAACAATCAGCGGCATAAATGACGGCACATGCCGGGATCAGGCGCCAACTGTTGTTGACCGCGATCGCCGGCAAACCTGATGCCTCCACCAGCGCGCAATCCGCTGCAGTCAACGATGGACCGCTGGCGACGCAAACAACCGTATGCCAATCCATTCACAGCCCCGAAGAAAAAAGCCACCAGCCTGCCGATGCGCAGGGTGCGCGGTAGGTGCAGGGTGATGGCTTTGGTTATCAATATAGAATTTTCTGCTGGCTTGCCGAATATAACCCCGGTGGCGCAGTTAACCGCCACGAGATAGTTCAGTGTTTTTATTCTGTCAAAGGCACTCAGCGAATGCCTTTTGCAGAATTTTGTAAACCAACGTCTTGTCGCCAGGCGTTCAGCGTCTCTACCTGGCCGGCACATATCAATAGTGCCGTTTGCAGTGCCAGCGCATAGCTGCCGATATCCCCCCACGTATTACCCTGCAGTTTTGGTTGTTCGCAAGGGGTGAACACCGATTCAGGGGGAAACAGCACGAGCGGCGCCGGTGGCGGCGGTGTCCGTTCCGCGCAGGAGGCCAAGAACAGCACCAGGAGCAGTGCGGCGGGCGCACTCATCATTTTTAATGGCAACCTGATATTTCCTCTGGTAGTTTTCGCCCTGCTGGCGCAGCTGCTGCTCTCTCCGTTGCTGTTCTGCCATCATTGCGCGATTACGGGCGTCATCCGCGCGCAGTGTGGTGATCAGCCCTGCCTGCTGCGCCAGCGTCTTTGTCTGCTCTGCAACCTGCTGGCGTGCCAGCGCCAACCGGTGCGACAACAGCGAGCTGTAACCGCCGAGGCAAATTGACGCCAGCAGCAGGAGCAGCATTCCCCCTCCGGCCAGTTTTGAGAGCCACGCGCTCATTTGTCTAATCCCCAGCAAGCCAGCTCGGCCTCTTGATCGCGCCGCAATATCTGCCCGTAGCAATTGTTCGAGCGGATACGGCAATCACGGCCTGCGTCGTATATCCAACGGCGGATTTCGCGGCAGGCGCCAATGCGGTCACCGGCGTTCAGCTTCTTGTAAAAGGTGGAGGTGAAGCACTTGCCGGGGCCGATGTTCCACGGGCAGAACGAGGCGATACCGACTTTTTGCGGTTCGGTCAGCGTTACCTTGACGTTGCGATCCACCCAATCGAGCGCTTTTCTCTGCTCGGCTGCGTCAATCTGCTTGCACTGCTCAGCGGTCAGACGCTGGCCCTTAACGACCTTCTGGCCGTTGACCATTGTCACCCCGCCGCAGATTGTCCAAATACCGACACCATCCTGATATGCGGTCAGGCGCTGGCCTTCTTTCTCTTCCTGAAACTGCGACATCATCACCGGTGCCGATGCGCTGGCGGCGATCAGCGCCAGCATTACGGCACTGAGTTTTGATTTGTTCCCCATCACTCACGCTCCAACACACGGAGTTCATCTACGTCTATCGATGCATTGCGCTTGCGGATCCAATCACGCAACAACTTTTCACGCCTGCAGCGAAAGTACGTCCCGATCATCAGGCCTATTACTGAACACAGCATGCCGACGATGACGCCGATAATGATCCATTCGCTCTGTGAGAAAAAATTAATGATGCCGAGGACGAATGACACTGCGCTACCAGTGTGCACGGCTCCATCGGCTGCTCTGATTAGCATTCGTGACATCCTTACCTCCCGCCGGGCGGTTGGCGCTCATGAAACAGAAAAGGCCGCCAAATAGCAGCCTGTAATCGACGCGAATTCTTGGTTTGTAATTGTCGCTGGTGGATCACTGCCGATGGAAAACACTACCAGCGGCTGAAATCTGATCCACCAGAATGCAAAAGCCCCGGCTGTCAGCCAGGGCTTGAATTGTGTGATGCCGGAAGTCGCCGTTCTGCTGTCCCCATACTCGCCAGCTTAAGGGTTCCGATGTTGCCGATTCGACCGGACTGCCATCTTGTTCTTCATCACAACGGAAAGAGCACCCCGATCAACCGCAACGTTAACGCCCGTCTCTCCGCAAATGCTCTTACCTGTTATGCCCTCGATACCAAGGAAATAAAAACCCCACCGAAGCGAGGTTTTGCGCCATTTGCAATATTGGCAAAATATCAAATTAGCGTTAAATATGGCTCATTTTGTTCGGTTTTGCAAGTATCATGATGCCAAAAGCCTTGAACGTGATGAAATTCTTTTTTCAGCCACCAAATGCAAAGCCTCTGAATCCAATTCCTCCACCAAGGAAATCAGCTTGTTCCAATGACCACTGTAAGTTTCTGACCACGTCGATTTACTAACACCAGACAATTCAGCCAGCTGTGTATGGGTATAATCCTTCGGAAAACCTTTAATCATGCTGGCAACGGTTTGAACCGCCAACAACGTCAAACCCTGTAGGCGATGTTTGACCTTGTTACTGATCCGCGATGCACACAGTTTTGAAAATTGTTCCCAGATATAAGGAACCACCTGCAACTGTTTATCATGGTAATTATAATCACCATAACAATAGCGCAGCCATGCTTCCTGATGGGTATCCAGCACTGAAATGGCCCGGCGCCAGGAACTGGTGCAATAGGTCAGCTCTTCAATCAACGGAAAGGGTTTCTTTCTGGTTCGCGTTTCTGGGCAGTGCATCGGATCCGTTATCGGGCAAACTCTGCGCTTTTCCAATACCACTGTGCGAACCCTCTGGCGCTTAAAGCGCGTTGTGCGCACCAGCGCGGATCCCTCGAATGCCGCCAGTTGGCCTTTGCTCTGACCATGGATATCAGCCAGGGCGAGCGACACAGCACCGCGGACATACTCCAGATATTGTTGATTCATCGTTTTGCCCCGCGTTTGTTTGCTGTGGTGATCGCCCCAATCCCAAATGCCTTATTCAGCGTGCGCACCAGATGGAACAGCTGGCTGCCGTGCTTGGCCTCCCATGCCGCTACATCATCATGCAGTTCGTTATGGCATTTGCGGGTCAGTGGAATGGTGAAAATATCGTGAGGCTTGGTGCCAGTACCGCCCAGGCCGTGATCGATGATGTGATGCGGGTCGTCTGCCGGCAGGCCACAACCACAGCAGCACGGCTGCGACTTCACCCACTGGGTGTACTTTTCGCATTCCCAGCGCGTCAGTTTTGGCCGCAGCATAAAGCCCGCCGGCGGCGCCGGATCCACATCAACGAGCAACGCCGGCTTAACCTTTTCCACGCGCTCGTTGATGATCGCCTTCGGTGCCTTCTCCCAGACGATATCCGACTCTTTACGCGTGCCTGTTTCGTCTGGTGCTGGTGGAAGGCGCAGTGCCGAGCGCGCCACCGAATCAGGCAGCAGATCGGAAACACCATTTAGCACGGCCCACCAGCATAATTCCGGCAGGCTCAGCTGGTGGTCTTCCTTAAACCGAAAGTGCGTGCGAGCCCGGTACACCAGCCAATCCGCAACATTCTGCTTCGCCAAAGCGTCCAGCGTCGGGTGGGTTTGCTCCCGCAGCAGGTGTTCATGGTGCCAGCACAAACGGACAGGCAAGCTGTCATAATCCAGAATATCCATGTTGTGATTGTGATAACCGTCGCCATGTGGCCACTGGCACTCGGTGCCGCGGCTCAGCCACTCACGCAGAGCAACAACACCACCAGCGGCGCCGATAACTCGCTCATGCAGAAAGAATGGCGACAACCGCGGATCATTGGCCAGGCTCTGATCGGCTACCGGCAGCAAACCCGATGGGAGTGGTTTTAGCTCTTCTGGCTCGTTGGCAATCAGCAGCCGGCGCTGGCCGCTGAAATAGTGCAGCAGATCACGACCGGGGCGCAGCAGCACCACGCCCAGATCACGCTGTAGGTAAGGGGTTAATAACATCCTCATAATCCGCTTACCGCCTTAGCCGAGTGTGCAATGCGCGCAGCGGCAGTGGTTAAATGGTCAGGATCCAACTCAACGCCAATAAAGCTATACCCCTCAAGCAGGGCCGCTTTACCTGTTGAACCTGAGCCCATGAATGGATCGAGAACGACGCCACCAGCAGGTGTAACCAAGCGGCAAAGGTAGCGCATCAACTCAACAGGTTTCACGGTCGGGTGGTTATTCCTGGCCCCGCCAGTACGCCCTGCACCAGCGCGCGGGTCATTAAGGCCAGCGCTCCCCTCTTTTCTTCCGCCGGTCATGTCGCTGGCGGTGAACGGAAGGAAACGATCCATCCCTTCATCGCGTTCCGATTTGCAGACCTTCGCGCAGTAGAAGAAACGTGCCGCGCTCCCCTGATCGTTGTGGAATGCACCCGGCACGCGGTTGATCATGCCGCCGAACTCTACCGCGCCGCTAAACCCATTGGCCGTTGGTTCTGTCCCCTTGACTGGCGAACGAGCGCCCGAATTTTGAGGAAACTCGCCGATCACTTCTTCGCTTCCATCATGCAAAACATTGGCTGGCCACCGGCCAAGCTGATCTGATTTCCATTCCCCACCATCGGGGGTTTTCTCATCACGAACATGAGACAGTAGGCCACCAGTGCCACCACTTAATGCTTCCTCTGTCGGTACCCGGCAAATATCGATGTTTAATGCCCCGGTTCCGAACTGCAACACATTCCCCTCCACCGTACCCAGCAGCGGCTTACGGGCCATAACAATCGGCTCATGCGCAGGTTTCAAGGCCGTGCCTTTTCCTTGGTGCTCACCAGTCAGGTTCTTCGATTTCGGGAACCCGCTGCCATAAATCCACATCAGCTGATCACGAATTTCAAAGCCGGCATCCTCGATATTTACCACCAGGCGGTGATAGGTACGAGCGCCACCGAAGGCAAGCAGATGGCCGCCAGGCTTGAGCACCCGCAGGCATTCTGTCCACTGATCTACCGTAGGCACTTGGTAATCCCACTTATGCCCCATGAAGCTCAGGCCGTAAGGAGGATCGGTTACTATGGCGTCAACAGAGTTATCGGCCATGCCGCGCAGGACCTCTTCACAGCGGCCAACGTTAAGTTGATATGTCACAGGATCCCCCTTTGCTGCTCTGCCTTTGCCAACAATTTGATGAAGCTATAACGGTGCTCGATGTTGAAACATGCCAATACGCCTTGCCAGTCACGCTCACGAGCAATGCGGCGCACACCCTGATCAGCAGCCCAATGGCTTCGCAACCCACGAATAGACGACCCCCGGCGGATCTGCTGCAGTACAGCCACCAGAGGGAAGACGGCAACGCCACAAATTTGTTTGGTTACTGGTTTCATGCGGCCTTCCCTCCGTTCAGGCGCTGGGCACAATCAGCCCAAATGCGGTTCCATGCCGGCACTGCGTAACTCGGCTGCATGGTGCGCACGCCGGCTTTGCTGGCCTCAGTTCTCGCCAACGTCTCCAGCTCGCCAGGGTTTTGAAGCGGCAGACTGTTACCGATGAAACGACGATAGGCCGCGTCACGCTCTGCACAGGCCGCCGGCACCGAACGGGCCTGCTCGGGCTTCCGCCCGCCATCATGCCAGGCTGTAGCCGCCAGCAGGTTGCCCGGGAATTTACCTGGCCGGAACATGGTTTCAGGGTTCAGGTATTTGGCCCACTCTGTGCCCAGCCAGCGATCAACGAGGTATTCCACCACCAGTTTGAGTTCCTCCAGCGTGTGTCCGTCCACCAGTCGGGCCCGGATGTTCTGCAGGGTAGATTTGGCCGTGGTGTATTTGGCGCCCGTCAGCTGGTTCAGGTGTTTCAGCACCAGAATGGCCTGGTCAGTGATGTGAATTTCTTCAGAAACAACATCCCCCTGGTCGGCCGCCGCCGGCGGTTGACCAAAAGTGTTTTTATCTGACGGATCATGTTTTGAATTTACTGACGGATCGTATCCAGATTCTGGAGGGTCAAAACGCCCTGTGTTGCTGGATTTTGACGGGTCAGATTTTGAGGTATCAAATTTTGATGTATCAGATTTTGAGGCCTCAGATTCTGGAGGGTGAGAATTTGCAGCAGCGCGAAGCATCTCAACGTTCAGCTGCGTCATGCTTGAGGTGTTGCGGTTGCCCTTCCGGCGCTGTTGGCGGGTGATCCAGCCGTCTTTTTCCAGTTTGGCCAGCGACGCGCTCACCGTGCTTTCGCTGGCGCCAATCTGACGGGCGATCGTCTTCACTGAGGGCCAGCACAGGCCTTCATCCGAGGAAAAGTCAGCCAGGCGCGCCATTATGGCTACCATGGACAGTTTCATGCCCGCCGCCGCGCAACCGTCCCACACGTATGCGGTCAATTTCGTACTCATAAAATAGTCCTGGTAAAACGGGCCCAGAAGATGATCAGAGGGCAAGCACAATGCCACTCGTAGCCTGGGCGCTGGTAAACAACTTTCTGATTTTCAATGTCATGCTCGGCAATGATGACTACGTGACCATGCTGATCACGCCAACGACTGCCGATATCTGGGTAATTAGCCGCCATTAGCCGCGCCTCCACTCGTCGTAGATGCGCTGCAGCAATTCTGGGAAGCGCGATTCATAGAAATGGGGCTGGGTTTCCCGCGGGTTGTTCGGCGAGGTGATGTTTTTACCAAACCGCAGACCGGGGCCGGTGATCGACCAGAAATGTTTTTCACCGTGGCGCCGGCTGGGGCGGCTTTTGCGCTCGACTATCCGCAACCGCTCCAGAATGCGATATGCCACCGGCGTGCTCATCGTGCTGCTGTTCAGCTTCAACAGAGTGGTGATCGCCGCTGTCGGCCGGCTGGAGCCGTCAACGGCATCCGATGGCGCATCAATGGCGTATACCGGCATCAGTGCCGGCAGGCCAGCCAGCTCTTGCAGCTTCTGCAATGCCCCCAGGCGTGACGACTGAGAGAGATTCAGCAGCTTGGTAGCAGATTCCACGATCAACAACCCGGCCTGGATCTGGTCTGTCTTGGTCGCCGGCAGCTGTGGCGCCGGTACGTTGGCCTGCTCCAGCGCCGTCATGCGATCGAACACCTTCGCCTGTATCTCGTAGCTGTAACTCATGGCCATCAGGCAGGCTTCGCGCTTGGGTAAGTGCAGACATGGAAGCTCGCGCCCGGTCGGGTCGGTGTACTGAGCGAAAAATTTCGTTGAGTGGTTTTCACCCAATACCCGCGGCGCCTTCGCCATAAAATCAGCGTGGCGCAAACGGGTATGGCCCTTACTCGGGAACGAGGCGCCGGCGGCGATCGCTTTCGACTCACGCTCAGCGTTGATGTAGTCCACCAGCTCCAGGCTGGTCATAGTGATCCCGGTCGCTGGTAGATTAGTCATGCTTCACCTCGCTGTGTCGTGACAACCAGGCGCCGCCATCTACCACCCATCGGGCAAACTGGTAGTTGCTGGCAATCCACCGACCCAGTACATTGACCTCATACCGGAACGGCGACGCAGAATTACCGCCAGTCATTGCACGGCAGCGGATTTGCGGCACCATAGAATTTCTGGTTAAATTGCTCATGCGATTATTTCTCCACACACTGATTTACTCGCACCGACGCCCAGGGGCTGCAACCTCTGGGCGTTACCCTTTCTGGCACTTGGCCTTTTTGCCAAACAGCGCCAGCACCGCCCTAACCTCTGCATCACGAGCCTGCAGGTGCTTACGGTGATAACGCATGATCTCGGCAGCCTCTTTCTCATCAATGACGCCATCAGCAAGCGACTCCTGAATGATCTGATCCACATGCCCACGGTGTGCGGCGGTGCGAATGCTTTTGCTGAACAATTCCACCTGGTCCAATTCGTCCAGAGCGGGGATCTCCACCACCAGCAAACCCCGGCGCCGGGCGAAATACTCGGTCAGCAGGTTGGTGCCAGAGATATCCTCCATTGCTTCCAGTTCGCCGATCTCGAAGAAGCGGCAGCCGTTCTTCTCGTAGAGGTTGTTGTTGAACGCCGTCTCCGACATCCCCAGCGCGCCGGCCATCGCCGATCGACCACCAGCAACCGCCTTACACATGCCTTTCACTACATCTTTCAAATTTGGCTCTACCATGTTGATTTTCCTTTGGTAGTTACTGTTATGGAGCGGAATGGGTAGACTTAAGCCGCATCAGGTTTTGGTAGTGCATCACCTTCGTTTGGATAAATGTCTGGGCGGAGCTGATGAGGTGAAACTATCCAACCACCCATTTCACATAGCTGGACGACACGTTCAGAGGGAACGCGGTTTTTTTCTATCCAGTTGGCAACTGATTGAACAGAACGGAAACCGAATTGGCGGGACACCGCAGAAATCGAGCCAACCGCTCTAACAGCCTTTTCTGTGATGTTTTTGAATTCTTGTGGCATATGAGTCTCCTAAAAGTAGTCACAACAAATACTACTTATAGTAGCCCATTTAATCAACTTAAAATAGAAATGACTACATGCGCCTCTCCGGCTAATCTTCTACTTATGGTAGAAGATGAATCCAAATACAAAGCGTTTGCTGATCGACTAAACTCCCTTATGAAAGATAAGGGGGTTGACGTGAACGCACTCAAAGATATCAGCGGCGTCTCATATGAGATGGCGCGACGCTATACGCTTGGCACCGCAAAGCCCAGGGATGAGAAGCTTGAGAAGATAGCTGGATTCTTTGGTGTCACCATGCCATACCTCGACTATGGAGTGGGTGAAGTGCCACAGCCGGCAAATGACGCCGAAAAGATTGAACAGTTGGAGGTGTATGCTTCTGCAGGACGCAGTGGCTACATAAACAGGGATTTTCCAGAAGTGATACGGTCCATAGAGATCCCCAAAGAACGCATTTATGAGCTTTTTGGTCGTAAGAACCTTGATGGGATCAGAATCATGAACGTTGATGGCGACAGTATGATGCCCACGTTATGCCCACGGGATTTGCTTTTCATTGACTCAAAAGTTGACCATTTCAATGGTGACGGAATTTACGTTTTTTGTTTTGAAGATGCCACTTTCGTCAAACGACTACAACGAGTGAAGGGGCGTAGGCTTGCTGTAATTTCAGACAATGATCGTTACCCACCATTCACTATTGAAGAGCATGAGATGTACGAACTTTATATTTTTGGAAAACTGCTAAAGCAACTTCCAATGAAGTTTGTCGATTTCGCCTAACCCCTTCCCCAATCCGCACATCGAGAGGTCAGCATTGCTGGCCTTTTTTATTTCTTAAAAATCATGCTGTTGACAATTAAAATAAATTTCTTCTACTTTTTGTTGTTGACGAGCTCTACATTAAGTAGCATATTTATCCCATCAACAGCGAACAGGCAGGACGCCCACGAAGTAGCAGCCCGAGGCGCATGAAGATCGGGATGATTCGCTCAGGTAACTTTCAGTAAGGGGTTCAGTGATGCAGTTTGACGACGACAAGATCTGCAAAACGTTCAAAGTGCCGGCAGAGGTAGTCAGCAATATCGATGGGCAGCAACATAGCAATGCCGGGAAGAAATTTGAACTTTTGGTAAACGGTGCTCCGGTATCGTTCCTAAATACGCGAAACGCAGTCGCTGCCGATTATCTGTTCTTCCTTGATGGTGTCATCAGGGCAGTTATGAATGACAGAGATAGCCTCGAAAGAGAGGCCAATAAAAGTGGTCGCACAATTAACGGCCATGGTTTTAGCGGCATCGGATCAGTAAGCATCCCAGAGGTCACGAATAAATAAATCGACCTTGATCCATGATGCTCGTCCAACGGTTTTTATGATGTGGTTTGCAGTGCTATCGCTGATTTCAATATCCCACTCGTCATAGCTTTTGTTGGGATACTCATCAGTAAAAGTCAGAAAAATACCGTGCCGAATATCAGCATCAGATAGGCTACATCCAGAATTGATCAGGCATTGAGTTAAAACGTCTGAGCGCTTCATTAAAATTCCTTCTTGGTTGTGTGAGAACTCCAAGATACCACGCGCCGGGCGTGGTTAAAAATCCCGGCACACAACGGCATGCTCACTCGCCCTTTCCCTCAGTTCTGGGAGCGGTGAAGGATCCTAACTCATGAGTGAGCATACCGTTGTGGATCTGGCTGGTGGACTTCAGGGCGTTGTCCGCCGGCCACTACAACCAGCAGTAAAGCCATTCGGAGTTATGCGGCGGCATCCGATTGGTGATTCCGCCAAGTGGGTAAGTTCAGCGGTTCGCTTGCAATCCCCACCAGGCTGGCTGGAAGGTCAGCACCGAATTTGATTCGAAACGGGCCGCCCGGCGTCAGCCGGTGTGTTTTGGAGAAGGCGAACGGCAAGTAACCCTCCCTGTCACGGCAGTGAAACCGGTTGACGGCGTAATCCCGGTTAAAGAATGCCCCGTGAGGCTTAAACATCGCCCGTCCGCTCCACGTTACGGAGCACACAACTGAAACGGTTTTTAGGGGACGCTGTCTGCTTGGCAGCGTGGCGAACGAACCGGAGATAAAGCCGTTTCAGTTGTGGTGAGTGCACAGGCTGATGTGCAGCGGACGATTAACCCGCGCGGAGCACTGGCAACACCAGACCGTAAGTCGGAGATCAGCACCGGCCACCACAACCGATGAATTGCTGTGTGTAGTCTTTGGCGGCCACGCCGAACTTCAACCCACCAACACCAGGAGGATGAAGATAATGTTCATAGGCTGGCCGCCCTTTTTACACATCAGGTGGCGTACTGTGCCGGTTTTCTTTTTAATTTCTCCACAGTATAGCCCGGAGCGGTGCGCCACCTGGTGTGTGGAGAAAACCGCGGCGATCGCCGCTTCGTGTGAGGACTATTTTATGAGTGAAGACCGCAAAACCAATGTACCGGACTTTCTGGGTGAACTGGATGCCGGCGTGTTTGTAAATAAACTTTCAGGCGCTTTAAACAATACCGCACTTGGCGTTCTCAATAACGGCGGGAAAGGTAAAGTTGTTATTACCCTCGATATTGATCGCTTAAGCAATTCGGTTGAAGAAAAGCGCGTCAGTATAAAACACCAACTGAAATATGTAACCCCAACACCACGCGGGAAAGTTTCAGAAGAAGATACCACCGAAACACCAATGTACGTTGGCAAAGGCGGTAAGTTAACAATTCTGCAAGAAGACCAAGGCCAGCTATTTACAGTAGATGGCGGCACTGACGGTAAATTACGGGTCGCTAAGTAATAACGCGCCCTTATTCATAAACGCTATATTTAATTAACCCAAAGGATTATTTTATGTCTCAATTAGATGGCGGAGCAATTCAACAAGTTAAAGACCTGGTGATTTCTGGTTATCACCTTCGTGATATCGAAGGGTTAGCCTGCCCGACAGCAATTTTACCTGAAGGTGTTAGCGTTGAAAGCCTTGAGCGATTCGGCTTAGAACGCTTCCGCTTCCGCGGCGCTATGGAAACAACCAGCATTGCCGATTTTGTTCGCTACTCCACTGGCTATGCCAAAGCGGAAGAGCCAGCACGCTGCTTCATCGACGCCGACAACATGAGTGCACGGTCAGTGTTCAATATCGGTTCCCTTGAGAACCCAGGCCATGCAGATAACGTCGCCTCGATCAAACTCAAGAAAACCGCACCATACCGGGCATTGCTGGCAATTGATGGCGATCGCCTGCGCCAGAAAAATATTGCCGAATGGCTGGAAGACTGGAGCGACTATCTGGAAGCATTTGATGCCGAGGGTAAAGCAATGTCTATCTCGCAGGCTGCCGGTGCCGTTCGCCGCGTGAGCATTAAGCAAATGTCAGAAGCAGATCATGAAGACGGTGATTTCAGCGGTAAAAAATCACTCATGCAAAGCATTGAAGCCAGCAGCAAAGACGTGATGCCGGTTGCATTCGAATTCACCTGCACCCCGTATGAAGGCCTCGGGGAACGCAAGTTCAGCCTTCGCAATAGCCTGCTGAAAAGTGACGAGCCGCTTTTCGTCTTGCGCATTGTTCAACTTGAAGCGCAGGAAGAGGCAATTGCCAACGAGTTTCGCGATCTGCTGATCGATAAATTCGATGGCGGCTCAGTAGAAACCTTCATCGGTAATTTTAAAGCCTGATTTTTTAAATAAGTAATACAGCCTCAAATACCCCAGCGATGGGGTATTTGGTGAAGTGTTGCCAAAAACTGTGTGGAGAATAATTATGTCTTGGATTTTAACCTTTACGGGTAAACGCTTTGATTACGAAGCGCCAACCGTTGATGCTATTTGCATTGAAGATATAGCACAAGCCTTGTCTCATGAATGCCGCTTCAATGGTCATATTCCTGAATTCTATAGCGTGGCGCAGCATTGTGTCATTGCCAGTAAAATTGTACCGCCTAGTTTTGCTTTTGAAGCATTACTGCATGACGCGCATGAAGCATATTGCAAAGATATTCCATCACCGCTTAAAAAGTTAATTCCCGACTATCGCGGCATCGAAAATAATATTGATTTTGTTATTCGGTATAAATTCGGACTTCCAGCCACAACCAGCCCGATCGTCAAGCATGCCGATCTGGTGATGCTGGCCACCGAGCGCCGCGACCTCGACATTGACGATGGGACGCCTTGGCCAATGCTCAACGGGATCCGCCCTTCCGAAGACATTTTCGTGTCCCCAGTCAATCCAGTACAAGCCAGGGCGATGTTCATGCAGCGTTATCACCAGTTGTCCAGCGTGAGGACCGAGTGATGCTGACTGATAAAACCATCCTCGATATGTGCTGCGGACCGCGCATGTTCTGGTTCGACAAAGAGGACGAGCGCGCTGTATTCAGCGACAAGCGCAGCGAGAGCCACACCCTGTGCGACGGTCGAAAGCTGGTTATCTCCCCGGACCTGATCGCCGACTTCACAGCGCTGCCGTTTGCAGACGGTAGCTTCCCTGTGGTCGTGTTCGATCCGCCGCACCTGGAACGCGTCGGCCCTAACGGCTGGCAGGGCAAAAAGTACGGGAAGCTCGACCGCGAAACCTGGCGCGATGAACTGCGCGCCGGGTTCACTGAAGCTTTCCGCGTGCTGCGGCCACACGGCGTGCTGATCTTCAAATGGAACGAAACCCAGATACCGGTTAGCCAGATCATCGCCCTCACGGACGAAAAACCGGCGATCTGGCAGCGCACCGGAAAGAACGACAAAACGCACTGGATCATCTTCGTGAAGGGGGATGGCAATGGCTAAACCGGTTAACTGCGACCACATCACAGATGAGTATATTGAGCAAGCGTTCGACGGCACCAACTTTGGCCCCGTTAACAAACGGAAAATGTTAGAGCAAGGGTGCCTTAAAGCTGCGTGTGACTCATGGTCTGGCCACACCCTCTCTACCATCATGGTGGAAATCGGCTTCACGAAGAAGCTGCACGGGAAATTAACCAAACTCGGCAAACGCTTCCTGATGGATGCGTTCTATCAGCCAAAACAATCGGGCTAAAGCCCAGAAGGAAACAGCATGAGCAAATTGATCACCGCAGTTGAACCACAACGCGACCAGTACGGCTATTGGACGCACCCACATTACTTTACGCCGGCCAATGGCGCGGAATATGGCGCGCCTGGCGAATTTGAGGCGTGGAAGGAAGCAAACCGCGTCACTGGCGCGCTGCAGTGGATGGAAAATCATGCCACAGCCGAACAGATCGATGCCTATGAATCCGGGGACGGCGATATTAGCCAGTGGGAACCCACCCCGCCAGCGGGCGATGGCTGGTTTATCGGTTCAATCCACGATACCGAAGATGGGCCAGTTTGTTACTGGCTGCGCCCTATTGAAGAGGATCCAGAGGCCTTAAAGAATCTGGTTGAAAAGCACCACACCGAAGCTTTGAAGCGGGAGTTTATCGACGCTCACCAAGCATGTGAAAAAGCAGCCTATGCCTATTTCTGTGCCTGCGAGCTGGGAGAAGAGCGCAGCAACGCAGGTGAAATTTATCAACGTATTCGGCTGGCCACGCGCCGCGGGGGTTACTGATGAGCAAGACACTAAATTTTTATGGCGCCAGCGATGATCTGTTTGAGGTTGAGGGTGCAATACGTGAAGAGATCGGCTGCTTTAACGAACTGGGGATCTATCACTTGAAATCTGCCGAAGGCGAAGTGCTGGTTGTCGCAAACTACACCGATGAAGGTTGCTGGGCTATTGGGCTTTGTCAGGTTGGCGAAGACGTGCCGGTGCCAGCTTGGCCTGTCTTATACTCCATGCATGAGCGAGGTTACAGCGTCCAACTGACCATGGAAGTACCGGACGATACGCAGCTGGTTATGGCCAATGAGGAAGACGAGTAATGAGTAAAACAACCTATCTTAACGAGTTGAACGAGGCACACCGCATCGAAAGAGCTTCCCGCCATCGCGATGCTCGCTCCCCCTATAAAAACAGGGGAAATGACCGTTGGATTGAAGTCTGTAACGCCCATAACCGAAGAGTAATCCGCAAAGCCAAGCGCTCTGTCGGCAAAGCAAATAAAAACGGTTGTCGTCGTACTGCAATGGGCCTGCGTGGTTTTCTCAATGAGCTGAATATCTGGGCACAGTTTACCGGCGGTAATCGCCACTCTTCCGGCATGCCTAAGCGTGTATATCGTATCAGCCACCGAGGGGTGATCACCCATGCCTAAGCATGATTTTTCACCACGCCTGGTGCGTGGTATCGCGATAACAACAGAGTGTGACATGTGGCAATGCAAGAAACATTATCGCTTTCGCTCTGGCAAGTATTACGGGCGGATCAGATATGCAGAAGTCCAGCATGGATAAGCTGAGCGAGTTATCTGATTTGCCAGTCTCGGTTGCAGAGGAAACGATGGAAGTCGCCGGGATGCGGGTAAAAGTTCACGTCCTTGACAACGGCCAGCGCGTGATCGACGCAGCAGATGCGGAAAAACTATTTCAATGGCTGGTAGCGGCCCCAACACAAGGTAAAAACAATGAATGATCTGATGATTGACCTGGAAACCATGGGCAACAAGCCCAACGCGCCAATCGTGGCGATCGGTGCCGTGTTCTTTAACCCTATGACGGGTGAGTTGGGCCCGCAGTTTTATACCGCGGTAAATCTGGCAAGCGAACTGGCCGCCGGCGCCGTTCCCGATGGCGATACCATCAACTGGTGGCTGAAACAAAGCAGCGAGGCCCGAGCGGCGATCACCAATGACGAGGCAAAGCCCATCGCTGAAGCCCTCGATGCGTTGACCAATTTTGTCACCCACAGCTGCGAGCAGCCGAAGTATCTGAAGGTTTGGGGCAATGGTGCCGCCTTCGACAACGTCATTCTGCGTGAAGCCTACCAGCGCTGCAGTAAGGCGCCATGTTGGAACTGGTTCAACGATTTGGACGTACGCACCATGGTGAACCTCGGCCGGCGTGTGGGATTCGACCCGAAACGCGATCTGCCTTTCGACGGCGAACGCCACAATGCACTGGCAGACGCGGTACACCAGGCACAGTATGTTTCGCTAATCCACCAGCGGGTGATCCCTATGCCTGATGAAGGGAGTGAAAATGAACCTGGCTGAGGCATTATTTGGCGCTGTCGTAGTGGTGGCCATAGCCTGGATATTTGTTTCAGCAATGAAGTGATTTTGATCAGGCCCGTTGCAGCGGGCCTATGTGTGGAGATAACTCATGCTACAGATGCTAAAACTTGAAGAATGGGCAGCTGAAAAATACCGCAGCGACCCACCCTCAGTGAGCACATTGAGGCAACGAGCCAAAGCCGGCCACTTCAACCCACCAGCCCAAAAAGAAGGCCGATGGTGGCGTGTGAGAGAGGATGCTGAACTCGTTGGATCGCTGGCAGAACCGGAAAAGAAAAAGAATGACAACCCAAGGTTGCTGAGGATTTTGAACGATGGCTGCCAGACCACGGAAAAATAACGTAAAAATACCTAACCTTTACCCATTATTTAGCCGGACCGCCAATAAAATTTATTGGCGTTACCGTCACCCTATTACCGGCAAATACCACGCCCTGGGTGATAATGAGCAAGAAGCGAAAGAGATTGCGATTGAAGCAAATAACCGGTTAGCGGAGCAGAGAAGCCGCCAGATGCTGGCCCTGAGCGACAGAATTGCCCAGATCCGCGGGAAAGAAATTACCGTCAACACTTGGCTTGATCGATACTGGAAAATACAGGAAGAACGCCTTTCTGCCGGCGATATCAAACCCAATACTTTCAAGCAGAAGCGAAAGCCCGTCGAACTCATGCGCCAAAACTACGCGATGAAGGCTTTACCTGCCGTGGATGCCCGCGATATTGCGGCGCTACTGGATGAGTATACGGCCGCTGGGCAGCCACGCATGGCCCAGGTTGTCCGTTCCGTCCTGATCGACGTATTCAAAGAGGCGCAGCATGTTGGTGAGGTCCCACCGGGATATAACCCTGCGTTGGCCACCAAACAGCCACGCAGGAAAATTACCAGGCAACGCCTCAGCCTGCAGGAGTGGCAGCATATTTTCGATATCGCGGACAAGAATCACCGTTATATGGGTAATGCAATGCTGTTAGCCTTGGTCACCGGCCAGCGCCTCGGGGACATTTCTGCCATGAGGTTCAATGATATCTGGGATGATTGCTTGCACGTGGTGCAGGAAAAGACTGGTTCCAAGCTTGCCATTCCTCTTTCACTTCGTTGTGACGCGATCAACATGTCCCTGCGTGAAGTTGTCGCACGATGCCGAGATTACGCCGTCAGCCCGTATTTGATCCATTACTTCCGATCAACATCGATGGCGCAACGTGGCGCCCAGGTGAGCGGCAACACCCTCACGGTAAATTTCAGTAAAGCACGAGATAAAGCAAACATTGATTGGGGATCCGGTACGCCGGCAACGTTTCACGAACAGCGCTCCCTGGCCGAAAGGCTTTATAGCGAACAGGGGCTCAATACCCAGCTGCTACTGGGCCACAAATCCCAGAAACAGACCGATCGGTATCACGATGATCGAGGCAAAGATTGGATCACTGTTGCGGTTTGAAGAGAGAATTTGGAGGGGGTTTTGATAAAACGTTTTGATAATGTTTTGATAAAAATTCCAAGTTGAATAATAAAGAAGCGGGAGCATTTAGCTCCCGTTATTAATTTCACTCGTTACTATATTACATGTGCTCTACGATAGCGTCGCCAAACTCTGAACATTTCAGCAGCTTAGCGCCTTCCATCAGGCGTTCGAAGTCATAGGTCACGGTCTTGGCCGCGATGGCGCCTTCCATGCCCTTAACGATCAGGTCAGCCGCTTCGAACCAGCCCATGTGACGCAGCATCATCTCTGCGGACAGGATGATAGAGCCTGGGTTCACTTTATCCTGGCCGGCGTACTTCGGCGCGGTGCCGTGAGTCGCTTCGAACAGCGCGCAGTCGGAGCCGATGTTGGCGCCCGGTG